TTTCGGAAAGACGGTACATGTAAATATCCGCAGCTTCTATGTTTGGCGTATTTGTTAAAATAGAACCATGTAAAAATATTTGAACATTTCTTTTTTCAAATTCCAGGTCTTTATGACTGCAATTTCGCACAGCACGACCAATCGTTTGCTCTGTCAAGTTAATATTATACCATGGCTCTAGTACATGAACTTGTCGAATATTTTTGAAATCGAGTCCTTCTGTTCCCGACTTTGAAATAATAATCACTTTTACGAACCGTCCGTCAAAGTTTGCTTCATTACTAGCAGCTTTAACATCTCCTATATTATCCGGCGATAAAGATGCTTCTCCTGAAATGACGACATACTTTGCTGGGAAAAACGTCTCATTTGCACGCATTTCACCTCTTTGACGTGACGTAATCCCGTCTATCGCTCTTACTCCATCGGGTGGGTTATTAAATAAAGACCGAGCCTTTGTCCCATATCGCGTAAAACCCATACTTTCTAATGCTAGCGCCATAGGTATTACACCGCCTTCAATATAAAAACTGTAAATTAATATAATACCGTCCGATTTATATATATTGTCGCAAATACTCTTTATTTTCGAACTATAGTTGCCTATTAAATCTCTAGAAAATATGTGCGGTTTATCATCTTTATATTCAAAGCCTGTTTTTGTATCTTCACTATAATTCATAATATTTCTAAGACCGTATTTGCCTACTAGAAGACGAATATCATAGTTGATATTTTCGGTTTCGGGGTTAAAATCGTCAGATGGGTAGGATATATTGAGGGCTTCTACGGGGCTTCGCAGGATATTAATGCCCACCGAAACAGATTCTTCAATCGTGCGCATTTCGTCACGTTTTAAGGATAGAAATTGTCGAATAATATATGAATAAACATTTTGCTGGTATTCTGATGCCGGATTTAAATATATTTTATCTTGCATTCTAGACAATTTACGATGTTCGGGGATTCGTAAACCGTTTATTTGCATGTTTGGAATTTCATAACGTCCTTTTTTCTCTTCTTCGCCTTCAGATTCTGGTGATTTGGAACCTGCATCTGCCCCCGAAAATGTATGTTCAGGTGCGAATTCGTCGGGATAGATACGGAAGGGAAATGTATATGGATTTTCACCGCGAATATAGGAGACGTATCCTGTTGAAAAGCGCCGCAAATTTTCGCGTCCTGTTTCGGTGATTTGTCCGGGTCCTTCCGCGGTTTCTACAAATATTCCTTCATCGGGATTAGAATTAAAAACATCGCGAATATCAATCTCAGCCCTCCCATCATTTAGCCGCATAATATTGAGTAACCATATAATTTCACGATAACTATTATACATTGGCGTACCTGTCAAAAGAAGGAGACGCGTCATAAGGAAAGGTCCAAATTTTACTAGCTTTTCTAACTGTTCGGCAACAGCACGTGTGCCGCTTTTTTCATCCGTGCTTTTTATATTATGAAACTCGTCAATTACGATGAGGGAGTTACCGAATACTAGTTTTAGTTTTTGCATCATTATTTTTGTTCGATGAGATTTATCTACGATATCGTCGCTTACAATGGATGTTTTTTCAATAAGATTTGCAAACTGATCATACCCCAAAAAACGGTAAGAACGGCGAATAATTTTTTTAATTTCGGATACAACTTTTTCTTCTTCCATACCTTTCATGTTCATTGGGTTTATTTCTTTGAGATATTTGTTACCTGTACATGACCGGATATTCCAAATACCGTCAATTAATTTCAGTTTATTTTTATCGAAAAGTTGTAGTTTGAAGTTTTGCTGGACATTTGGGCTAGCAACAATAATAATTTTTTGGGATGTTGACATGCCTATTTGAACTAAATAGTCGCGCATTTCTTCACATATTGTTATTGCGGAACATGTTTTACCTGTTCCTAAACCGTGATACAAAAGAAGACTGTTATATGGTGTTTGAAAAGAAAGAAAGTTGCGAACAAACAGTTGATGTGGAGATAATTCGAAATCAGCATTACACATTTTGTCAGAGTGTTTTTTTATTGCTTCTAAACTATTTTGTATGGTTCCGTCATATTTTGTGTCGGCAAATTCCTTTTTAGATGCGATTTTTATGTTAAATTCTGGGTCATCTAGCGTTGGGTATAAAAAGTTATATGTATTTTCATACGTTTGGTTACCTAATTCATCTGGCATTGGCGTTCCATCTCCGTCTCCCTGTCCTCGTGGAAATTGTTTGTTAAAGTGTTCAATAGACTCTTTTTCAGCTTCACCTTTTTCTTTTAGGAATCTATTTTGTTGTTTTTTAGATTTTCTAGACATATCGGGATTAAAAATAAACTCTTTTTGTTGTTGTTGTTGTTCGGGTGACATATTTGAAAGAAGACGTTCTTGTAACTCTTCTTGGTATTTAGACTCACTTCCTTCTATTCCTTCTATTCTTTTTCTTCCTTCTATTTTGCCTTCCGAATCACTCGTTGCTATTTCCTCTGATGACCGCGCTTCTATATACGGTACTTCTTGTTGTTCTGATGATGAAGATGATGATGTCGGCAATGATGACGAGGATGATGGTGGTGTCGGCAATGATGACGAGGATGATGGTGGTGTCGGCAATGATGACGAGGATGATGGTGGTGTCGGCAATGATGACGAGGATGATGGAGACGATGATGGCGGCGGTGACGGTGCTCTTGATAAATCATCTTGTAAAATATCATATCCAGGGCGACTCATCATACTTTCTTGTGAAGGTATACGTGATGCCGCGAATCCTTCTTCACTTGATATGCCAGTACCACTATCGGAAATTTTTCTTTTACTTTCTTGGCTCTGACTACTACTGCTTATAGATGGTGAAACTTGTTCTCTTGGTTGAATAGATATATTAAATCCCGAACTACTACTACCACTGGGTAGAGAAATATTAAAGTCTTGTATATTGCTTTTAGGTGTCGTCGATGAAAGGTTTCGGGATGCATCACGCGAGCCAGAAGATGATTTTGAAAGACTAGAGAAATTAGGAAAACTTAGATTTTGACGTGACACACCACTTGATATACGCGGTGTACCGCTTTTTTTATTAGAAATATCAGAACTATCCGAACTAGGAGCACCACGTGGACCTTCGCCTGGCACCGAAGACGATGGTAAACTACCCACAAATGAATCAACCGAACCAGATGGCATAGAAAATTTAACATCTGAAAGAACGGGCATTAAAATAATACCCCTGTTTGAGTCGGCTATAACTTTTATAAAGGGGTCTAGTGTAGATAATGAAGAAGCTGCAGCTTTACCGGCTTGTACACCACCGGTCGCGGCGGCAGCAGCAGCAGCACCTTCACCCTGTCCACGATTAAGTAATGTGCGAATATTTTCTGGAATATTAATTTGTTTAATTTTTATGGCAGGTTTTTTAGGGTTTTGGTCTTTTTTTTTATTTGGGTCTGAATCCATTTAATATATATTATAAATGAATAAGTAATTCTTATATAATGTTAATATAATCTATATTCTTGTAACACTTTATTTATTTTTTCAATTATATTAATTTTTTCTAAATTATAAGGGCGAATACAACTTATACATTCTTCAAAACTAGCCCATGTTATATTCCGAACTTCCGATTTTTGATATTCTTGAATATCTTTCGTATTATTTATCATATGTGCTAGATAATATTTATGTTTATAACTTTTAATATTTGAACCGATGAACATTTCTTCATACGGTATGATGTTTTCAATAAGTTTAAAGTCACATAAGTCATAACCGGTTTCTTCTGTAAACTCTCTAAGACCACAGTCAATATCTTTTTCTTGATAGTTTCTGCGACCTTTAGGAAACCCCCACTCTGGATCGCTCCAGTTTGTACTAGAAGACTCGATTAATGATTTTAAACTGTATTCGACATCTTTAATCTTTATGCCTTTTTTAAGAGATTCGAATTTATCTTTAGAAGACGTTTCTTCGCCCCTATATTGAAGACTGGAATATTCTCCCCATAGTAGTTTCCACATGTCTTCAAACTTCATATTTAAAAGTTTATTTTTTTCTTCAGTTGTCATTTCGTTGATTAGTGTTTGTATATATTGTATGTTACATAAGGGATACTTACCACGTATAAACTCTACAAATCCAAAACTATCATTTCTTTGTATTAAAAGATATTCAAGACAGTTATTTGTTGTACTATACCTAAATGAAATAACACCAATACTTGTTATAGGGTTTTTACAATCAACAAGTAAATGTCCTGTTTTTCCACAGTTGTTGCAAAAATTATTATATGTTGATTTTAATGATTTTGAATTCATAATTATATGTATTCTTTGTTATCTTTTTATATTGTTTCTAATTAGAAATGGTATTAGATTCGAATGTATGGGGACCCCACTATTGGTTTGTTCTTTTGTCTATTGCTATCTGCTATCCGGTTCACCCAAATGATGTAACAAAGAAAAAATATTATGAATTAATTCATAATTTTCCTCTATTTATGCCAGATTCAAGAATCGGTAATAAGTTTAGTGATTTAATAGATAAATATCCCATTACTCCTTATTTGGACAGTCGCGATTCATTCATAAAATGGGTTCATTTTATACATAATCGTGTGAATAAAATGACAAATAAAGCCGAAATCTCCCTCAAACAAGCACTAAAAGAATACTATTATAATTATAAGCCAAAAGCAGTAAGGATACAAGAAGAGTTAAAATATAGGCAAAAGTTAGTATTCTTTCTAATTTTACTTGGGGGTATTGTTGGAGTATATTATTTATATAAAAAATAAAATATTTTAATAATATAGTAATATAACAATGAAATATAATAAAATAATAGATTTTAAAACAAAACCAAAACCAAGACTAAAACCAAAACTAAAATTAAGAATAACATCAAAACAACGAACAAAAAAAATAAAAAGTACATATGACGGAGGAGCAGCTTTTGTGAAAGGTGGATTTGGTTGTGTTTTTAAACCTGCGTTAAGTTGTAAAAACTCTGATATAGTTGCTCGACCAAATTATGTCAGCAAACTTATTGAGAAAAATAATGGTAAAAGAGAATATATGTATATATACAACATTAAAAAGAAATTGGAAAGTTTGCCTGCAAATGTAAAAAAATATTTTTTACTTGATAACATTACTATGTGTGAACCGAAAGCATTAACAGACAAAGATAAAGTAAAGATAGAAGATGTATGTGACTATATTTTGTCCAATGTTAATGATAGAAATACAAATGCGCCTGTAACGTCGGATAATATAAATAATAATTTACACAAGTTTAAAATAATAAACATGCCTGAGTTAAGTTTGACGTTGCGCGATTATATAACGAAGATGGTGCTGTCTCCTGCAAATATAGTAACTCTTAATAATATTATTATCGAGTATTTAACTGTTGTAATACCATCATTGTATAAAAATAACGTAGTTCACGGTGATATTAAAGGAGAAAATTTGATGTTTAATATATCTGATAATAATACGCTTGTATTAATAGACTGGGGGTTATCGTATGTTGCAGACAGTGATAGAAAAAATGTACCAGATGCTTTATATAGTTTAAGTGTTCAACTGATGCATCCATTTTCTAGCTTTTTATTTAAAAAAAATGTAATAGAAAAATATGACGTATTTCTTAAAAATTTGAAAAAGGAAGGTGTTAAGATAACAAGAGATAGTTTGCGCGTATTTGCTATAACAGAATATATGAACTTTATGAGTATGCATGAAAAACAATTTTCATTTTTTAATAATACATTCAATAGTGTTTATAGTGGAGAGTTTGCAAAATATTTAAGTAATGGTCAAGAGTCATATAGTGAAACTAGTATAACATATAGTATGACCATGTACTATATTGTCGAATATATTATTGATGTTTTGCTAGCATATACCGTTGACTATAAACTCAACTTGGGTAAATATTTTAACGAGGTATATCTAATGAATATAGACAGTTGGAGTTTAATGTCAATATATAATGATTTAATAGAAAAGTCTCAAACAGCATTTAAAATGAGTTCTGCTGAACATAAAATATTTGTTAATAAAATGATGTATATATTGACGGAAAACTTTTTTAAAAATGGTAACGTTCCAATAAATATACCAAAAATAGTGTCGGATATTAAAAATTTAAATGGATATTTAATGAGTATGGGTGGTAAAAGAAGTAGTGTTGCTATGGTAGACAAGTTAAGAGTTAGACGTGTTTCAAATTCCAGACGGTCAAGAATGCAACCTGCTGCTGTGGTAGTCAATGGAGGATATAAAACTAGAAAGTGCAGAAAACAGAGGAAAAAATAAGAAACAGGTAAAATAGGCAAAATAGGGAAACAAGTAAATATAAATATAAAAAATTATTATATGTTGAGTATATAGTTGAGTATATAGTTGACCGTATATAATGAAAATAGAGTTAGTCATATTTATAATAACGGGGTTATTGATTGCAAATACCTATTATGATGGCAAGTTAATAAAAATATTAAATACTGTAAAAAGTAGTAAATATTTAAAAATGGCGACATTTGCTTTTGGTGGACTTTCACTGTATTTATTTTTTAAAAAAAATCCTAATAATTCTAGAGAATTTTTAGGGCACGCAAATGATATGATAAAAACTCTACCTATGACACGTGAATCTATGGATTTAATTAGCCCATTTTTGAATTTAACAAATACAAAATCATTTACAGATACAAATCAAGATATTTATATGAATAGTGGTGCTATGGGCGGTGGCGGTGGCGATGGTGAAATGAATAGTTCTAATCCAAATGTTAATCGTATGATGATGTCGGGTAGAGGAACAACAAAACGAAGTGTAAGCGAAACAAAGAAAAAGTTTGTTGCGGCAAGTCAGAACTGGTTATGCGGGGATTGTAAGCGTCAGTTGCCGGCTTGGTTCGAGGTAGATCATGTAATTGCTTTACATAATGGTGGTTCAAATGAGGTTAGTAATTTAGTAGCATTATGTCGGGACTGTCATGGTAAAAAAACAGCGATGGATAGACTGGACCATTCATAGTTCTAGCATAGTTGTAGCCGTTATATCTAAATAATAACTAGAATGTCAAAAAGAATAAATAGTAAATCAATAAATGTTTTTATATATTAATTATAAAAGGATAATATATAAAATGGATAATATACCATCCACAAATACAACATCATCATCACCATTAAATATTATTTTATCAATAACAAGATTTATTATTTTTGCGTTACTGCTAGTATCGTTTGTTATGTTATTTTCGACAGGTGGTCTAATAAAAAGTTATATGATAGGTATATTTCTAATTTTACTAATCGTATCTATATGTGGTTATAATAATATAGCCAATTTAGGTATTTTTCAAAATATAAATTTTCTCACTTTGT